GAGCGAGTATTTCGACACAAACGCACAGCCGGACATGGCCAACATCAACCGCAAAAAAGCGAACGTTATGCGCCCGGTTGAGTACCAGAACGGTGAGGCATTCACTATCCGTAACGTGCGGGTTATGCCTGAATCCATTCCGGCAGGCTTTAAGGCACTGGCTGACATGAGTCCGTTTGAATCCCTGCTGATTGTGGATTTGGGCGGAACCACGCTGGATGTGGCAAAGGTTCAGGGACAACTGGCAGGTATCAGCCAGGTGTTTTGCGATCCACACGTAGGTGTTTCACTGATGGCCGATGCCGTGCTGTCGGTGATGGCCACTAACGGTATGCGCACCAGTCACCACATCGCCAATACCATTATTGAACATCGCCATGATGAAGCCTGGCTGCGCCAGCACATCCACAATGACGCGCATTACGCCAGCCTGATGGCGGTTATTCGTGAAAAGGAAGAAACACTGAAACAACGCGTGATCCGCGCGCTGGCGGGTTTTTCGGGTTACGGGCGGGTGATGGTTGTCGGTGGCGGGGCGGAGATTGTGGCACCCGCTATCCGCGAAGCCTGCGGAGTTAATGCGACTTTCATCGCGGACGGGGTGCCACAGTTTGCTCTGGTTAATGGGCTGTACGCAATGGACAAGGAGTAAGCCAATGACGACACCAACCAGACGGATAAGTTTCTATCTGAAGCCCGCCGCCGTCAAGAACGAAGGCGAAGCATGCGCCTGGCTGGACAGCCTTACACCAGAAGCCCGCAAAAGTGGTCAACGCGTGGCTTTTCTGGCCGGGCTGGCACTACTGAAAATGAATCCGGCAGAGGCTTACCGACTGGCTGCATGGGCTGATGATGAGGCGTTATCAGTGACACAAACCAGGACAGAACGCCCCGCGTCACAGCCAGTATCAGCCGCACAGATAACCAGTCAGATGGCCGGAAATATCCGGGCGTTATTTCCCGAATAACACAACATCAGGGCGCATCCGCCCTGATGACTTTAACCCGGGAGCATAAACAAGGGGGACACAATGCAACACATTGACAGAGAAAAAGCGCAGCGACTGATTGAGCGGATGGAAGCGCTGGCGAAAGAAGAAAATGTCAACATCCAAAAAATAGCTGAATGTGGCCAGATAGTTCTTCGTCGTGAAAAAGACCTCAAACAACTGATGTCTGGCGAAACCAGCAAAACATGGACTTCAGGTGAGGAGACGATTTATTGCAGCTTCTGCAATAAATCCCAGTACGAAGTCACAAAGGTGATTGCTGGACCGTCTGTTTACATCTGCAATGAGTGCGTGGATTTGTGCAATGAAATTATCAGGAGAGAAGTGACAGACAAAAAGGGAAAAAACGCATGAACAGAAAACAAAAACAAGAGTTGAAATACTTCTTACGTAAAGAAATTGCCAGGCTTGAAGATGCAGAATCACAATCATCAGAAATTCCGTTCGGAATGGATATCAACGACGCCCGTATACTCCAGGCATACCGCATAGCTCAGGCTGCACTACAGGCAAAACCGTCAGATGGACTGGTTAGAGCAGTACGTTTCTATGAACTGGTAAAGCGTGAGAATCCGCCAGTCGAAACCGGAGCATGGAAAGACGCTGTTGACTGGGTGCTCAAAGAGGCTTGCCATGTTGTAAATATTGGTATCAAGGGAGGGGGATATGGCAACCAACAACCGTAAAGCAAAGATTCTGTTAGTTCGCAGAAACGATCCAGGCGTATGGCAGTGGGTGAGACTCAGCAACCGACGAATGGGGTTGATGAAATATTACGGGATGATGGATTGCGGTTTTTGCAAAAAGCCCAGCGCGGCGCAAAACCGCTGGAAAAACCACTTTCGCATTAAAGGAGAGTGAGGTGCCTACACTATTCAGGAAAAACTATCCGCGAAAGAGTAGAGCAATAGAATTTCTGTTTCTCATTCTGTTTATCGTGTTGATGATACCGATATCCCCGCTAATTTTTATCTGGGCAATCGGGAAAATAATTGAGCCAGTTATTGAATTGTATAACGACGTGGTATGGGCGTCGTTCAACACATTGCACAATAAAATTAATCCGTATAAGGAAAACTGATATGGCAACGTTGACAAAAAAAGAACAGGCATGGTTGAACGAATTACAGGACGTTCTTGATCGCTGTCCATCACCGAAAAAAATTGGTTTTTACACCATTGGCGATAAAAACATTTACCTGTATGACCTACGCCGCATGGATGAAATCATGGAGGCTCTTGATAATCGTTCGTCGATGGATTGGTGTGTTGCTGTCCATGATATGAATGCCGGATTTGATGAAAAGATTTTGTTCCCCTCATCAGTTGAAAGCACAGCAGGATAAGGACTAACACATGACAACGTTCACCGACAAAGAACTGATTAAAGAAATCAAAGAGCGCATCGGCAGCCTGGACGTTCGAGACAATATTGAACGCCGTGCTTATGAAATTGCACTGGCATCGCTGGAAGCAGAGCCAGTAGCATGGATGCATGTAAATAACGGCATCGGAATACCAGCAATAACAAGGAGTAAAGATGTTGCAGAGAGTTGGTTATCAAAAGGCTGGTATGTCCAACCCTTACATCTAGCCCAGCCTGCATCAAAGCTATAGAAATGAGCCAAAACGCCCTCTTCCAGGGCGTTTATTTCAATGCACAATAGTGCACAAATTTGCACAATTTTTTTGAACGACTTTTTGCCCTTCCGGCCCGCGTGGCGGCTGGATCCGTCAAGGATCCGTGCGTGCACAAAAAAACGCGCTTTTTCTACGCGCAGGTGACGGGGGAACAGCCCGCGTTTCAGGGGGTAAATAGCATTCCCTGAACGATGTCGCAGAGATAGAACAGAATGGCTGTATTTCTCACGCTGAGCGTGAAAAAGACGTGAGGGCTTTTGATTTGATGGGGTGAAAGGTAAGGCCGTCAAAATCGCACTGAGACGGCGAGAACATGCAGTCAACGCGGTGGGATTGCGTAAGAGTCTGACTGTCGATGATGGCAATCAGCAGGAAAGCGTCGTGAAATTATCTGACTGATACAGGAGCTGGAGAGTCGGGGCATAAATTTTTTATGCCCCGGCGAAGCAGCAGACAAGCGAAGCGCGTCAGGATGTGGGCTGGGTGTCTAACAGTGCGTAAGGGTTAAAGCGGATCACCTTTTCGCCAAGCCAGTCATTGATGTGCTTCATGGCCTCCATGACGGGCATCAGCTCGTTAATTGCGTAAACCCGCGCGGCCTTCTCCACATCACCAAACGCACTTTTTTCGCCCGGCATCGCCCCCATCAGTTGCGGCGGAACGCGGTGCGCAGCCAGCACATCATCACGGGATGCCGCCTTAACATTCATGAACTCATCCTTTGCGGTGATCTGCTGGAACGGCAAAATTTGCACCCCTTCTTTGCCCCCGTTGGGCGCATGAATGAGCACGTTTTTAAATGCACCACCACCACGCGCACCCTGTAACGTTTCTTTCAGGGAGTCCATGCTTTCGCGGTTTACCTGCGCTGCACCGATGTAGATGATGCACCCGGCGTGGGATCCGTTGTCGTAATACAGTTTTCTGAACATGTCCGCCGAATGAGAAAGGCTGGCCGAGAGTAATGCGCCAAGATATTCCGGCATGCCGTAGATTTCCTGGTTAATATCCGGATTCATCAGGTGGCACACTTTGCCAGGGCGAAACTGGAACGCGTCCTTGCCATCCTGCACATACCACCATGATTCAAGATCGCTTCCGCGTCGCATGTATTTCGCCAGGGCGTGCCGTAATTTAAGCGGTTCGCCGAGCATATTGCTCCGAAGCTCAAGGAATGCGTTACCGAACACAAACCAGTCCAGCGCCAGCGCCGAGAAATCCTGCCGGGAAAGCAGCGGGTGCGGGATGTAGCACCCGAGCAATACATTACGCTTAAAGTAAAGCGCAGACTGATGCCAGGACGTTTGCCGGGCGGCTCTTGCCAGACCGTACCAGTCCACCGGGGTTTCATACCACCGCCCGTTATCAGCACAGTACATA